GTAGCATCTTTGATGCCTTTTGAGTTTACTGTATTAATTGCCATTAATCTGCTGCCTCCGCTGTGTTACCTGCATCTACCCATTTCTTATATTCTTGGTAATCCGTATTACCGTCAGCAATAGGAATGCAGATTTCTCTTGTTAATTTACCATCAAGATAAGGATGAATACCACTTACTTCTCCTGATGAATCTTTGCTTAATTTGTAGTTAGTAATTGCCATAATTAAAGCTCCGCTGAAGCTGAAGCCCAATATTCAAAGTCAGTTGGACCATACCCATGTTGTAGATTAGCGTGAAGTACCGTATCTAGGCTACTAAAAGTCCCTGAACTTCGTGTAATCATTAATTCAAAACCACCTAATCGTGCTCCTCCTGCGCTAAATGGCCATCCAGAAGATTGGTTAGCAAGAACGGATCCTCCATATAAAAGGTCATAGTTTGCAGAACTAGGAGATATGGTGTATGTCGGCACAGCTCTCATAGGTTTTATAAGTGGTATGTGAGTTAAGGCTTGTGTTGAAGAATGTACCCTCATAACTACACCAATTTTCTTATGGAATACTTGAAAATATCTCTGAGATCTAGACAGCTCGTCATCATACGATCTATGTTCAAAGTCAGTAGCTGTAGCACCTACTTCTAATTGCCATCCTGTTGTTTCTATCGTCCCAGCTCCTGCGGCTAGCCACGTATTTATTTGATTAGCATTAACAGCGGCAACAGTATTAGCTCCCCAAGCATCTTGTGTAACAGTACCAGCCATGTCACTACCAGTTGCAACAATCAACTGAACGGTTAAACCTTTCCCGTTGTCATTATTAAATGTTAAATCTGCATGACCTGGAATTGTTTTAGTAATCTTTGTCCAGCTAGTTGTTGCAGCAACGGTTGTATTATATTTCTTTTTCGTTCCATCATCTGTAACTAATTGAAGTTGGAAATTGTCAGCAGTACTAGCTTTGATCCAGAATGAAAGAGTTATTTTACTATTTGGATCTGTATATTCCCAACCTGAATTTGCTATATCTTGCGCTTCTAATTTAGTTGCATAAGCACTCATATATGCAGCGGCGTTACTTGTATTACCTGCCTGTGAAGTTGCAATTTTAAAAGCTTTTCTAAAGCCAACATCATAAGCACCACCGCTAGTTATATCTGCCTGAGACCATGTTTTAGTTCCGGCATCAGTGTTTGTTTCATAAGTGCTAATTCTATCTACTGTTGTAAGACCATGAGAAGTAGATGAGGTGTTTCTTTGAGCAATCTGCATCGCACCGTTAATTATTAGATTACGGAACGAGCCAGGAGTAGATATACCTGTTAAAGCTGAACCATCACCAGTAAAGCTTGTAGCTCCTAATGCTCCAGTGTTAGAGTTAAAGGTTAAGTTAGAACCACTCTTAGGTGCAAGATCACCTGTAGCTGCAGTTACAAATAATGGGAAACAAGTTGTATCACTTGATTCATCAGCAACTGTTATATCAGTTGGAGTAGTAGCTACAGTTTGCCATGAACAAGTACCATCTCCATCTTCTCTTAAGAATTTAGTACCACCACTTTCACCTGTGGATTTAATTGCTGTACCTTCTGGAGTACCAGTATCATCAGCCCATTCCGGTGCAGTGGCACCAGAGTTCATTTTCAATACTTTACCTGCTGTGCCTTTAGCAAGTCTTGCCCAAGTATCAGTACCTGATCCATAGATCAAATCACCTTGAACGATAGATAGATCTAATTTAGCTGCTGTAACACTATCATTAGCTGGTACACTTACTTGTGTAGCTGAACCTATCTGTACTACAAAGACCTCAGCATTAGCTGGTGGTCCTGCAGTAAACTTAATAGTATCAGCATCAGTCATGACGAAACCGTCTAGACCTGATGTGTTAGTACCTGTATTAGGTTTCTGGATGACACCATTAACACTAACAATCAACTGTGCTGCACTCGTTACACTAGCTGCATTACCTGATGTACTGGTTTCTTTTAGGTCATAACTAACATCTGAACTGTTATAAGTAGCAGCATTAGTAGTACCTGCATTACATAAAACAAGGTATTTGAATTCACCTGTAGAAGTAACTTGGCCCCATGTAGATCCATCATGAACATACATTTTATTGGTGGTTTGATCAAAGAAAAGATCTCCTTCATCATTAGATGAATCACCATCTGCAGTTCTATTAGTAGCTGTACGATATCTACTATTAAAGTCGTTTATATCATCACTTAACTGCTTAACATCAGCAGGTGTAGCTAGTATTCTATGGAAATTATAGGTATTACTAGATCCTGTGGAAGTCACCTGCAGACCTACTCCAGATGCTAATGTTTCGCCATATAAAGTAGCAGGAGCACCATTAATTGTTACGTTATCAGATCCATTACCAGCTGTTCTAGCAGTTGTAGATACACCACTACCATTAAATACAACACCTGCAGCGTCTGTAATACTAATTACAACACCAGATGCTGGTTGGGATGTGGGGAAATTATCTTCATCTGCAATGACTTCAATACCACCAAATGGTTGTATAGCAGAAGCAAAGTAATCAACAACAGCACCTGATGTAGGATAAGAACTATCTGTATCAGAAATAGTTGTCTGTTTAGTCATACCAGACACTATATTTAAGTCAGTAGCAGAGGCTGTAACTCCATCTAACTTGTTTAATTCTGCTGTAGTAGCTGTTAGACCATCTATTTTTTCTACTTCATCGGCAGTTAATAGTGCTAATTTTGCGGCTGCTCCTGCTTGACAACTCGATAGATCAGTTAAATCGGCATCTGCAGTTTGATAAGAACCAGATGCTTGTTTACCATCTAATTGACTTTGAATTCCTGATGTAACGCCATCTACATAATTCAATTCTGTAGTAGAAAGAGTAGCACCGTCTAATATTTGTACTTCAGTTGAACTGAGATCAGCTATAGATTCTGCAGTCGCTTCAGCCATTGTAGCTAATTCAGTGAGCTGAGCATCTAGTGGCTGCTTTGCATCCAACTGAGTTTGTATATTAGAGGTAACACCATCTGAATAATTTAATTCAGCAGGTGTAGCTGTAATTGTTGTATCAGAATGTACTGCTAATAGAGGGACTGTTCCGGTTGCGTTAGGTAAGGTAACAGTACGATCAGCTGTAGGATCAGTAACAGTAAGAGTAGTTTCATACGCATTATCTGTAGAACCTTCATAGGAAAGATCAATATCTTTACCAAGATGAAGGTTACCTGTCATAGTACCACCACGATTAGAAAGTTTCTGCTGGTCGTACTCCATAGCCTTCCGCATTAACTGCAGTTGGTTATTATTCAAGTCATCAGAGGTAATTGATGAACCTGGACTATAGGTAGCTCTTGGTGTAGGAGCCCCCATATCTGTAACAGGTTGTATAACAACACTATTAGTACCAGCTAAATCTGCACCACCAACGTGTACTGTCTTAGCTGTAGCATCTACTGTGTATTCTCTAGGTGAGGCGGATTCATTTATAGTAGAAGCTGTGTAAGTTAGTTTTACATTATCTAGCTCTACCTCAACCTCAGTTGCTTTGAATACATCAAAACTCCCAGAGTAGCTAAATGTATTCGCAGTACCTGTATTCTGGGTACCTGTTTTCGTTACTTTTGTATGTGCCATTTAGTTATTTAGGGAATCTTTCTACTTGTTTTGATGGGTAGTTTAATTCTAATATTTCGGACCTAGTATCTCTAGTCCTAGCATCTTTTCCATCTTGCTCTGATTTCAGTTTCTGAAGTCGTGCATAACCTTTATGACTTGGATCATTAATCACTGCCCAAGCTTTAGATCTTGCTTGATTCATAATATTATCAATCAAAGTATTATGAGGGTAATCATTAGGATCAACATCCCATAATGCTGGATTTTTGCCATTAGCTTTCATTTTAGCCATAGAACTTTTAACATCGGATCTAGTTGCTAAATGATTCAAAGCTTCTTCTACATTTTTAAATTTCTTAAATCCAACCGTAATTGGAACAGTACCGATTGCATTCTGGAAATGTGCTCTCACATGATTATCTCTAACAAAAGAGTAACCACCATAGTTATAGGT